AAAAAGGTTTCCAAGTAGCAACTAAAAATACGTCTACTGGAGCTATTACTACTAGAATGAGTTCAGGTATGCCTGACTTTACTGGTTTATCAATCGCAGATGTAGCAACAGCTACTGCTATAACATTAGCAGCAGACACTATTTCTGTAATCAACTACACAGGTGCAGCAGCTGCAACTTGTACATTACCTGCAGCAACAGCGGGAACAATTGTAGTCTACGCGCAAGCGGTTGACACAACTGGTGGAACAGCAACATTAGTTTTTGATGCAGCTGGTTCAGATGTTTGGGCAACTGGTTCAGTTATTGAATCAAGAGGTTCAGATGAAGTAACTTTTGATACTTCAGCAGCAGGTGAAACTAAATTGACTTTCACACCAGCCAACGCAACAACTAATTTGTTGACGATTGGTGGACAGATTGCTTTCATTTGTTATGAAGATGGAACGTGGCACATCGCATCATCATTAGCTAGAGAAACAACTCAAGTTAAAGGTGCATTCGTTTTTGCAGCGTAATAATTAATTAGTGTGGGGCTTCGGCCCCACATAAATTTTAAGGAGAAAAAATATGGCAACTGACGTAAAAGCTAGATTAGCAACTGGAGGAACAGCTACTTCAACTACAACATTATCTGATGAAGCAGATCCTGCTACGGCTTTAACTTTAAAATCAGCAAAAGATACTTTTGCACAAGCAGATTTAGGTTCTAGAACTGTTCAAAAAATTACTCTGACATCTGGTTCTGGTGATGATAATTCAGGCGTTACTTATACTGTGGTTGGAACTGATCACAATGGAGATAGCATAACTGAGGATCTTACTGGTCCTGCGGGAGGAGCTACGGTAACTTCAACTAAATTTTATAACACTGTTACTAGTATAACTGGAGATGGTTCATCTACAGATATTTCTGCTGGAGTAACAACAAGCGGAATACATGCTGTCCTTGCAGATGGTAGAACTAGAGTTAGAGGAATGCATGGAGTTATTGCAAGCGCAGATACATTTTTATTTAAAACTACTTCAAGCACAGGAACTACAATTATGCCTTTAACTGCAGATGCAGGGGACTTAGATCCATATATTCCTGATGATGGAGTTTTATTTACTGCAGGCGCATATCTTCCAATGGATCAAGGTGATATAACAGGTTTGACAGTATATTTGGACGCTTAGGAGTTTAAATGGCTAATACTACTTCGGGAACAGCAACGTTCGATAAAACTTTTTCTATTGATGAAATAATAGAAGATGCTTTTGAACGTATTGGATTAAATTCAGTAGCTGGTTATCAAATAAAATCAGCTAGAAGATCTCTTAATATTCTTTTTCAAGAATGGGGTAATAGAGGAATTCATTATTGGGAAATAGGAGATACTAATTTAGATTTAATTGAGGGACAATCAGACTATGATTTTTTTAGAGCAACAGGTGATGGTACGAGTGCAAGTACGACTGCACCATCAGATGTATATGGAATGTCCGATGTCCTTGAAGCACAGTTAAGATCTAATAGAACTCAAACAACACAATCAGATAGTCCAATGACAAAAGTAGATAGATCTACATATGCAGGGTTTTCTAATAAATTATCCAAAGGAACACCTAATCAATATTGGGTAGAGAGATTTATTGATAAAGTTAGAATACATATTTATCCAACACCTGATTCAACAAATGCATCTAAAGATATGCATTTCTTTTTTATAAAAAGAATACAAGATGTTGGTGATTATACAAATGCAACTGATGTGCCTTTTAGATTTGTACCTTGTATGGTGTCAGGACTTGCATTTTATCTTGCACAAAAATATCAACCACAACTTGTTCAACAAATGAAATTATATTATGAAGATGAGTTTGCAAGAGCATTAGCGGAGGATGGGTCAGCTTCAAGCACTTATATTACACCTAAAGCTTATTACCCAGGAACATAATGGCAAAGTACGCAACAGGAAAATATGCAAAAGCAATATCAGATAGATCTGGTCTAGAATTTCCATTTATAGAAATGGTTAGAGAATGGAATGGATCTTTTGTGCATGTATCAGAATTTGAATCAAAGCAACCACAACTTGAACCAAAACCCATGAACGGTGATGCAATATCTTTACGTAATGTTAGACCAGATAGAATAGAAAGTGCAGTTCCATATTCTATTCCAGAAAATGGTTTTGAAACTTATCAAGCAGGATCAGGTGTTATAAATGTTACAGCACCAGGACATGGTTTAACAAATGGAACAACTTACAGATTTAGAGGTGCACCGGTAGCTATAACTGTAGCTGGTGGAACTTTTCAATATAATAATCCAGCAGACTTTGATGGTATTACAGGTGCTAATATTGCAAAAGCGGCTGGGTATGCAATAACAACTGGAATATTTAGAAGTGGTGCAAGAATTAGCACGGATTATGCAGTAGCAAATTTCTTCTTCTTTACAGTTGATACTGATACTGCTACAGTTGGTGAAATTAAAGGAGGAGGAGTTGGCTGTTCAGTAGGACCAGTCACACTAAGCGCATGATTAAAAAATTTTTAAATTGGATAAAAAATATATTTAAACCCGCAAGACAAAATGAAGTTGAACAAAAAGGATTTCCAATAATAAATGAAACTGCAAAACAAAAAAAGATACGTTTAAAACATAAAGGAGCATCTGAATAATGGCTGGAATAAGTTATACAACTTTAGTTACACAAATTAGAAATTATACAGAAACAGATTCTAATGTTTTAACTACAGATATTTTAGAAAATATTATTCTTAATGCGCAAGCTAGAATATTTAGAGATGTTCCTATTGATGCAGATAGAGTTCAAGAAACAGGTTCATTAGTTGCAGGGCAAGATCAAGTAAATGCTCCAGGAGGAGCTTTGTTTATAAGAAGCATACAAATATATGATTCAACATCAGCTGTAACTGGCGCCAATAGTTATTTAGAAAAAAAAGATTACACATATTTACAGCAATATGTTCCATCCACAGAGTCTGCAAAAAGAGGTAAACCAAAATATTATGCTATGTACGGAGGAGCAACAGGAGAATCTGACACTACTTCAGGGCGTATTGCCTTAGCACCAACTCCAGATCAAGCATATAAATTTAGAGTACATTTTAATAAAAGACCTGCTACTTTAGAATCTAGTAATCAAACTAATTATATAAGTCTAAACTTTCCAAATGGTCTATTATATTGCTGTTTATCAGAAACATATGGTTTTTTAAAAGGCCCCATAGATATGTTGACTTTATACGAAAATAAATATAAACAAGAAGTACAAAAGTTTGCTAACGAACAAGTTGGTAGAAGACGAAGAGATGACTACACAGATGGTGCTATTCGTATTCCAGTAACTTCAGCAAACCCATAGGAGAAAAATTATGGCAATAACATCGGCAGTATGTACAAGTTTTAAAGTAGAACTTTTAAAAGGAGTTCATGACTTTACAGCAACAACAGGTAATACTTTTAAAATAGCATTATTTACAAGTTCAGCATCTTTAGGAGCTGCTACTACAGCTTATTCAACTTCAAACGAAATTACAAATTCATCTGGAACTTCTTACACAGCAGGTGGAGCAACTCTTACAAGTGTAACTCCAGCAGCATCAAGCACAACAGCTGTTTGCGATTTTACTGACGTTAGTTACACTGACGCTACTTTTACTGCAAATGGTGCAATGATTTATAACGATTCTGCATCAGGTGATCCCGCGTGTGTTATCGTAGCATTTGGATCAGATAAAACTGTAACAAGTGGAACATTCACAATACAATTTCCTACAGCGGACGCAACTAACGCAATCATACGATTAGCATAAGGAGGTCCTCCTTATGGCTAACACTTGGAATCAATCAGGAACAACCTGGAGCACAGGTCGTTGGGGTACAACTGATCCTATTGTAGCTGGTTGGGGTGCAAAATCTTATAATGAACCAGGCACAACTTGGAATAATTTAACGGATCAACAAGTTAATTTAACAAGTCCTGGTGCGATTACTGCATCTTTAGGCACTACATCTATTACAACAGAAATTAATAAAGGTTGGGGTCAAGATACTTGGGGTAATGAAACCTGGGGTGAATCAGGAATGTTAGTTGAATTAACTGGTCCTGATGCGATGCAATCTAACGTAGGTGCATCAGGTTGGAATGGTGCAACATGGGGTCAAGGACAAGGTTGGGGAATATTTACTTTAAATCCTGCAGATGTGATGGGATTAACTGGTGTATCTGCAACAGGAAGTGTTGGTTCTCCTACAATAATTGGTAGTGTAGAGTTTTCTTTAACAGGAGTATCTGCAACATTATCTGTTGGATCTATTAGTCCAGATGAACAAACAATGGGATTAACAGGTCAAGCAATAACTCCAGCAGTTGGAACACTTGCGCCCGCTGATGTAATGGGACTAACAGGAGTTTCAGCAACTTTTAATGTTGGAGCAATTAGTATTAATTCAAGTCCAATTGTTGATCTTTCTGGTCAAGCATCAACTTCATCTGTTGGATCACTTACACCTGCTGATGTAATGGGATTAACAGGAGTTTCTGCAACATTATCTGTTGGATCGTTATCACCTGCAGATGTAATGGGTTTAACTGCAGTTGCTGCAACAGCTTCAGTAGCTACTTTTGGAACATCAACAGGATTTGGAATTCAAGCATATCAAGCTGTTGACACAGGTTCAAATATTTCGTATTCTAATGTTGCAACCGGTTCAAATATAACATATAGTGACGTCGCATAGGAGATAAATTATGGCATCAACATACACACCTTTAGGTGTTGAACTTCAAGCAACCGGTGAAAACGCCGGTACATGGGGAACAAAAACTAATACAAATTTACAAATTATAGAACAAATTTCTGGTGGATATACAACACAATCAATAGCTGGTAGTGCAGATACTACAGCTCTTCCCGTATCCGATGGATCAACTGGTGCAGTATTATCTCATAGAATGATTGAGTTTACAGGAACTATTACTGGAAACCAAGTTGTAACAATTCCAATAGACGTACAAAATTTTTATTTTTTAAGAAACTCAACATCGGGTTCATACACAGTACAATTTAAATATGCTTCTGGTTCAGGAGATTCTTTTACTTTCGCAGCAGGAGATAAAGGAGATGCTCTTGTATTTGCAACTGCAAACGATGGAACTAATCCAGACATAGACACATTACCTGCTGGAGATGTAACACTTACAGGAACACAAACTTTAACAAATAAAACTTTAACTTCACCTAAAATTGGAACTTCTATTTTAGACACTAATGGACTTCAATTAGCTTTATTAACAGCGACTAGTTCTGCAGTTAACGAATTTACAATCGCTAACGCAGCGACAGGTAATGGACCTACTCTTTCATCTACAGGTGATGATACAAATATTGATATTAATGTAACTCCAAAAGGAACTGGAGACGTGGTTCTTGCTGGTGATACAGTAAAAGTTGGAGACTCAGGAGCAGCAGCTACTTTAACTTCTAATGGAGCTGGAACTCTTACAGTAACAACAGGAGGAGCAACTGACCTAGTTTTAAGCACAAATAGTGGTACAGACTCAGGAACAATAACAATTACAGATGGAGCAGATGGTAATATTAATCTTGCACCAAATGGAACAGGTCAAGTCCAAGCCGGAGGAGCCCAATTATCAACAGTAGGAAAAGCTATTGCAATGGCATTAGTTTTCGGTTAAAAGGAATAAGGAGAATAAATTATGGCAGCACCAAATTTAGTAAACGTAGCAACGATAACAGCAAAGTCTTTTCAAGAGGCTTTGACAACTACATTAACAAATGAAATTATTGCAAACGCAGGATCATCTGGAAAAGTATTTAAAGTTAACAATATTATTATAGCTAATATCGATGGATCATCAGCTGTAGATGTTTCAGTTTTTATAACTAAATCTGGTGGATCACCAATTGCAATTGCAAGCACAATTTCTGTACCAGCAGATGCAACTTTAGTTGTAGTCGACAAAAATACTGCTCTTTATTTAGAAGAAGGCGATAACATTGAAGCTGGAGCTAGTGCTAACTCAGACGCAGTTATAACTATAAATTACGAAGAATTAAGTTAATAGGGGAGTTTAAGAGCTATGGCTTATAAACGATTTGCCCATTTAGACAACAATAATGTTGTAGTTAACATAGTTGTAGGTAGTGATGAAGTTGATACTGAACAAAAAATGGCTGACCTTTTAAATATAAATGTTTCTTTAGTTAAAGAATTTAGTATAGATGGTTCTTTTTTAGATAGAAAAATAGCATTTAGAGGTGGAACATTCGAAAGTGATTTTGGTTCTAATGGTAGATTTAAAAAAGCACAACCAAATTCAAGTTGGACATTTAACAATGACTTATGGGAATGGGAAGCCCCTGTAACTAAACCTACAGATTTTGACGAAACTTATAATTATTGGTGGAATGAAGCAGAATTAAGATGGGAAGGATTTAAAGTCAGTGGTGCTCCAGATTATAATCCTATTGAAGATCCTATTGTTAATTACAAATACATTCCAGAAACTAACTCATGGGAGGCTTTATAATGCCAGGTGGAACTACTAAATATTATTACAACAATGGTGGAGTTGTGGGACCAGTTGTTACTCCACTAACTCCAGAAACAATCACTACATTTACAGGAAGTGGAACTTTTAATCCATCATCTACATCAGGAGTAGAAGTGTTGCTTGTGGGAGCAGGTGGCGGTGGGGGTGGAAACCGTGGAGGAGGCGGAGGAGCAGGCGGAGTAATGTATGCATCTTCAACTACTGTTCCAGGAAGTCCATTAGCTGTCACGATTGGATCAGGTGGTTCAGATGGCGGTGAAGGTGGAAATGGTGGAGATACAACATTTAATTCAATTAACGCTGAAGGCGGCGGAGGTGCTGGAAGATTTGGAAGTCACTATTCAGGTGAACCCGGAGGTTCTGGAGGAGGAGCTGGACATGCCATGGGCGGTGGCGGAGGAGGATCAGCAACTCAATCTCCAAGTGGAGATTACACAGGATACGGAAATGCAGGGGGATCTGGAGGAGAGCCTTCAGGAGGAGGTGGAGGTGCCGGAGGTGCTGGCGATCGATCCGGAGGAGCTGGAGTACAATACGATACAGCATCACCTACAGCATCACCTTCAAATGTACACTACGGCGGCGGAGGCGGCGGTGGCCCAAACAGTTCAGGAGGAAATGGCGGAGGAGCACAAGGATCAACACCTTTGGGTGGTGGCGGAGGTTCTCACGGAGATGCTAGAGGTCCTGCTTCAGGCCCAGGAGCTCAAGATGGATATGCAGTTATTAAAGAACCTGAAGTTTCAAAACCAACTGGAGTGTGGAGAATTACTGAAGTTTATCAATATGTAAAAGATGGAGAATGGACGTAAAATATAATAAGTAAAGTTAAAGAAAGAATTAATGAAATTAATTACAAACAGTTCTAAACCAAAGCCAAGTATATTGGTTTGTAAAGATTGGTATAGTGATTTACAAGAAGAAAATATTTGGAAAGAATTAAATTTTTATAATGACTCAGATAAATTTGTTCCTGCAGAAACAACTATAGCAATTGATAAAAATGGAAATCCTAGAGGAGAACATTTTAGAATTCATTTAGACAGTGTATATCAAAAAAATAACAGGCATTTTTCAAATATACTTAAATATTATTTTAAAATACAACATCCAAATTTTTCACACGCAATTAAAAATATAAATCCTTCATATTGGCGAACTTTTAATAATTCTAACTGGACATATTCAATGGTATCTTACTATGAAAATAGTCATAACTATCAAGCTCATTTTGATTCTTTTGCTTGGACAATTTTAATATGGTTTTTTAAAGAACCTAAATCTTTTAGTGGAGGAGATTTACATTTCCCTGATTATAAAACAACAGTAAAGTGTGAACACAATATGTTATGTGCTTTTCCCTCATATTATTTACATGAAGTTAGTCCTGTAAAGCTTCCTGTAGATAAAAGAGATAAAGGCCTTGGAAGATATACTATAACTCATTTTTTACATTATAGAGATGAGGCAAATCAAAGATTATATGGAGAAAATGCAGAACGTTAAAATCATAGATAATGTATTGTCTAAAAGTGTTTTAGAACACGCTTATGTTTCTATTATTGATGATAACGTTTGGAATTTAACTATGAATAAAGACGCTAATTCTTTTTCCCTAGCCGGAAGTATTTTATATGATAAACAATTAAATATTTCACGAATAAGTAATTCTACTACAATCTCTCTATTAATTTATATGTCTATAAAAGATAAAGTAAATTTTTTAGGTCAAGATATTCAAAGAATTCATTTGGGTGCAAAAGCTCCTTTACAGGATGACATTTTACACAAGGACGAAATATTAAATAAATGTTATACAATATTGTTTTATTTAAATCCAACATGGAAAAGTGAATGGGGTGGAGAAACTATTGTAGGAGATGAAGTTATAGAATACAAATCTAATAGAGCTATTATATATGACGCTAGTACATTACATGCAGGTAAAGCTCCTAAATGTCCTGAATTTAGAACTTATATAAATTATGTGGTAAAAAAATGATTTTAAATAATTCTTGGTATTATTGGAGAAAAGGTTTACCTAAAGATTTATGTAATGATATTATTAAACATGCATTAACTAAAAGAAAAAAAGAAGCAACTACTGGAGACATTAAAACAAAAGAACAATTAGAAAATCAAAAAGTAGTAATAAGAGATAGTAAGATTGTGTGGCTAAATGATAAATGGATTTACGATAGTATAAGACCTTTTATAAATTTTGCTAACGAAAAAAGTGGTTGGAATTTTGACGTTGATGCAATAGAAGATTTACAGTTTACTATTTACAATGAATTAGACTACTATAACTGGCATGCCGATCAAAATGCTTTTCCATATAAAAAAGGTTTTTTTAAAGGAAAAACTAGAAAAATTTCTATGTCTATATTATTAAATGATCCTAATGATTTTGAGGGTGGGGAATTACAATTTGATTTAAGAAATAGTTCTCAAGGAGATCCAGTTCTTCATACTATTGATTTAAATGTGCAAGGATCATTGGTTGTATTTCCTTCTTTTTTATGGCATAGAGTAAAACCAGTTAAGAAAGGAATTAGATATTCTTTAGTTTGTTGGTCATTAGGAAAACCATTTAAATGAAAAAAAATTATCATATTATCAAAAATATAGTTTCAAAAGAACTTTGTGAATTTCTTACAAATTATTCTTTCGTTAGAAGAAAGGCATTACTTGAAATTCGAAAAGAAAATTTACTATCACATTTTGATTATAAATTTGGATCTTTTGGTGATACTCAGTTTTCTGAACCTATTTATTGTATCTATGGTGATCCCGCTTTTGATACTTTATTATTAAAACTACATCCTGTTGTAGAGAAAAAAATAAAAAATAAATTAGTGTTAAATCACTCTTACATGAGAATATATGAAAAAGGTGTTACTTTACATAAACACAAAGATAAAGATAGTTGTAAAGTAAGTTTAACAGTAAATTTAGGTGGAGACCGTTGGCCTATTTATTTAGAACCCAATACTAAAAAAGGTAAAGTAAAAAATAATATTTATTATCCAAGTAAATCAAAAGGAATAAAAATTGAATTACTTCCTGGAGATGCATTGGTATATGATGGCGTAGAAATGGAACATTGGAGAGAAAAATTTGAAGGAAATTTTTGTGTGCAAGTTTTTTTGCATTACAGTTTAAAAAATAAAGAAACTATAAAAACTATTTATGATGGTAGAAAAGCATTAGGTTTATGGGCAGCTTTAAAAGATATAAAGTAATAGATAATTTTCTTTCTAAAGAAGAACATCAAAAAATATATGATGTAATGTTAAGTAAAGACTTTCCTTGGTTTTATATGCCAGATATGTCCTTTGAAGAAATTGAATCTAAAAATAGTTTATTTTATATGATACATTTATTTTATTATAGAGATAAACCAAACAGTAATTTTTTTAATATTCTTCCAAATTTATTAAACAAACTAAAAATAAAATCTTTAATTAAAGTAAAAGGAAATTTTTATCCTAACCAAGGAATAAAAGATATTAATGAAATGCATAGAGATTTTTCTTTTAAACATAAAGGCGCTATATATTGTGTAAACACTAATAATGGGGGAACTAAATTAGAAGACGGAACTATTATTGATAGTGTAGCCAATAGATTGTTATTATTTGATCCAAGCACTTTACATGACTCAATTAACTGCTCAAATAAAAAAGCAAGAATAAACATTAATATAAATTATTTTTAATATGAAAATTACTATAGTGGGAGCAGGAACAGCTGGATTAATTAACGCTTTGATTTTAAAAAGAAGATTTCCAGATTATGATATTAGAATTATTAAATCAAAAGATATAGGTATAATAGGTGTAGGAGAATCTTCAACCGAACATTGGAAATCTTTTATTGATTATATGAATTTTGATCGAGTTGAAATGTTTCAACGTACAGACTGTACTTATAAAATAGGAGTTTACTTTAAAAATTGGACACCAGTAGATTATGTACATCATGTATCTGGTTATTTAAATGACATAAGTTTTGGACAATTTAAACCAGGATATGCATATCTTATAAATAAATTTTCTAATTATGAAATGGCTAGAAAATGCTGGCTAAATAATTCTTTAGATAACCAATCTCTTCCAAATCAAATGCATTTTAATACATTTAAATTAAATAAATATTTAACTGATCATGCAGGTTTTAATAATATTGAAATTATAGAAGATTTAATTCAAGATGTTTTAGTAGATGATAATGGAATAAAAGAATTAAAAGGAGAAAAAGAAACTTATACCTCTGATTTTTATGTAGATTGTACAGGTTTTAAAAGACTTTTAATAAGTAAACTAGGAGCTAAATGGCTACCTTATAATAAACATTTTACACTTAATCATGCAATTGCTTTTCCTACTGAAGACACTCAAGAGTATCCACCATACACTCAATCAATAGCACTAAAAAACGGTTGGATGTGGAGAATACCAGTTTGGGGAAGATGGGGTAATGGATATGTATTTAATGATAATTTTATAAATGCAGATGAAGCTAAAAAAGAAGTAGAAGATTATCTTGGGCATTCTATTGAGATAGGAAAAGACGTAAAATTTGAAAGTGGAAGGTTAGACAAATTTTGGATTAAAAATTGTACAGCAGTAGGTTTATCTTCTAGTTTCTTTGAACCATTGGAAGCAACCGCTATTGCTACATCAATTCAACAATCTTTTATATTAATGCATAATTTACATTCTTATAATAAAAACACTATAGATAAGTATAATAATGAAATGAATAATATTCATCAAAATTTATGTGATTTTGTTTTTTTAAGTTATATGAACAAAAAAAATGATACTGATTTTTGGAGGATGTGTCAGACTTTAGATGTTCCAGATACTTTAAAAAATAATCTAGAATTATGGAAAAATAGGTTACCAATTTTATCTGATTTTGATGGTCAATATAATTTATTTTATCAATCTAATTTTATTGTAAAACTACATGGTTTAAATATGATTAATAAAGAAGTTATTAAAAAACAATTTAAAGGCTATGATGAAAAATTAAAAAAAGAAATACAAATTCAAATGGAATTACATTTAAAACAAATAGAAAACGCATCTGTTTATAAACATAAAAAATTAATAAATAAAATTAGGGAGAATAAAATTCCTTTTGGATGGTCAATTTAAAATGAAAAAGATAATTAATCCGTTATCTTATTTTATATATACGGTGCCAGATCATAAACTACATAAAAAAAATATTTTAAAATTAATTGAAAAGATAAAACCACTTTCAAAAGGTATGGATGATAATTCAAATTATATAAAATATACTGATTGGAATTTACCTAAAGAAACAAAAAGAGAATACATAGATTATTTTTATAAAAACATAATGCCTCCATACGCAGATTGGTTTATCAAAGAATATAAATTAGATAAATATTTTGTTAATAATGCATGGTATCAACAATATAATAAAACTAATTTTCATAATTATCATACTCATGCTGACACTAATTTTACTAACATATATTTTCTTGAACTCCCTAAAAAAGAAATGGCAACAGAAATAAAAAATTTAGATCATCAAACAGTTAATTTAGATGTTGAAGAAGGTCAGATAATAAGTTTTCCTGGTTTTATTTTACACAGATCTAAGACTATTAAAGAAAACTTAAGAAAAACAATTATATCTTTTAATTCTAATTTTATAGTTCAATAATGATTATAAATAAAATTCCTGTTTTTCCTACGTTAATTTTAAATGTATCTAATTTTATAGATGAAAAAAAATGTAAAGAAATATATGACATATTAATTAAAAAAGAATCTAAAAATCTTCATAAAAAAAATAAAGCATTGGATGATAAATCAACTACTACACACAGTTACTCATCTAACATTTTATCTAAAATAGATAAAAATATTAAAATAAAAATTCACGAGTTTGTAAAAAAATATAGTGAAGACTCAGGTATGGTAGTTAAAAATTTAATTACTAATTCTTGGTTTAACATACAAAATAAAAACAGTGTTTTAAAAGAACACACTCACCCTCAAACTATAATTGCTGGATCATTATACATTAACGTTGGAAAAAATTGTAGTCCTATTTGTTTTCAAAATCCCAATCCTTATATCACATATACTGATATAGAAAAATCTACAGAATATTCTTTTGGTTGGGTAAAGTTTTATCCAAAAAATGGTGATTTATTTTTGTGGCCTGCATGGCTAACTCATGGTTCTTTTAATGAAAAAAATATGTATAAAAATAGAACGGTTATTAGTTTTAATGTAAATTAAAACAAATATATTATTACAGGTTGGTTAAATTTATTACTACCAAAATAATAAAAAAGCTTATATAGTAAGCCATTATGCTACAAAAAATAGGATTTCAACCAGGTATTAATAAACAAGTCACACCAACAACAGCAGAAGGTCAATGGATTGATTGTGATAATGTTAGATTTAGATATGGTACACCTGAAAAAATAGGTGGTTGGAATCAATTAGGTAATGTAAGTGAAAATGAACTTACAGGAGCAGGGCGTGGGTTACATCATTATGTTAATAGTTTAGGTAGAAGATACGCAATTATTGGTACAAATAGAATTTTATATGCTTTCTCTGGTGGTGTTTTTTATGACATACACCCCATTAAATCTACAACAACACTTACTAGTGCATTCAGCACGACCAACGGATCACCAACTGTTACAATAACTTTTTCAAGTGGACATAATATTAATCCACAAGATATTATTTTATTAGATAATTTTACTACAATAACTAATTCTAATTTTAGCGCATCTGATTTTGATAATAAAAAGTTTATGGTAACATCAGTTCCAACTACTGAAACAATTACAATTACAATGCCATCAAATGAATCTGGATCTGGTGCAACTACATCAGGTGGGATTAGAGTTCAACATTATTATACTGTGGGTTCAGCTGTACAAGAAAAAGGTTTTGGTTGGGGATTAGGATCTTGGAGTGGAGAAGCTTCAAATGCAGTAACTACAACTTTAAACGGGGCTTTAGGTGATAACGCATTTGGAACAGGAGGATCTGGAACTTCGATTGTTTTAGCAAATGCCACACAATTTCCTAGCACAGGAACTAATTTTATAAAAGTAGGCACAGAAGAAATATCTTATACAGGAGTTACAAGTAACACTACCTTAACTGGTATTACAAGAGCTGTTAGAGGAACAACAAGAGCAGCACATAGTGATGGCGCAACTGTAACTAACACCACAGACTTTGTTGCATGGGGAGAAGCGGCATCGGGAGATTTAGTATTAGAACCTGGAATGTGGTCACTAGATAATTTTGGTGATAAGGCTATTTGTTTAATTCATGATGGTGCTGTATTTGAATGGGACTCTAGTTTATCAAATGCAACAGTAACAAGAGCGACTATTATATCAGGTGCACCAACAGCATCGAGACATATGGTAGTATCAACACCGGATCGTCACTTAGTATTTTTTGGCACAGAAACAACTATTGGTAACACAGCAACCCAAGACGATATGTTTATTAGATTCTCAGATCAAGAAGATATAAATACGTATACACCAACAGCGACCAATACAGCTGGTACACAAAGACTGGCCGACGGATCACAGATCAGGGGAGCGATTAGAGGTCGTGATGCAATTTATGTTTGGACTGATACTGCATTATTCACACAACGTTTTGTAGGTCAACCATTTACATTTGCCTTTTCACAAGTTGGAACTAACTGTGGACTTGCAGGACAAAATGCATGTGTTGAAGTTGATGGTGCTGCATATTGGATGTCAGAAAATGGTTTCTTTAGATATGCCGGTAAATTAGAATCACTACCATGTTTAGTTGAAGATCATGTATACGATGACATAAATATTGAATCTGGTAATCAAATGATATCTGCTGGATTAAATAATTTGTTTGGTGAAGTTATGTGGTTTTATCCTAGTTCAACATCTTCTGTTGTAAATAAAATGGTTTGTTATAATTACTTTGATTCATCACCACAGCGACCTGTATGGACAGTAGGCACATTAGCTAGAACAATGTGGCAAGACTCAGCAGTATTTAGTTTACCTCACGCATTAGAATATGATGCATCAACAGATACATCTTTTGATGTAATTGGAAACACTGAAGGTAGAACAAGTTACTATGAACATGAAACAGGAACAGATCAAAATAGAAGTGGAACAATAACTGCTATTACTGCAAACATAACGTCAGGAGATTTTGATATTACAGCTCAAAGAACAGCTCAAGGCCAACAAACCGGAATTGCTACTTTTAAAGGAGATGGTGAATTTTTAATGAAGATAAGAAGGTTTATACCTGACTTTATATCACAAACTGGAACAACAAGAATAACCTTAGAATTAAGAAATTTTCCTAACGAAACATCTGCAAGTTCCTCATTAGGTCCTTTTGATATAACTTCATCTACTTTAAAAGTAGATACACGTGCAAGAGCTAGATCTGTTGCATTAAAAATAGAAAACACAGCATCTAGTCAAAGTTGGAAACTAGGAACTTTTAGATTAGACACACAACCAGATGGTAGAAGATAATGGCTAAGATAGTACAAGTATTAACAAGACCTGCACAAGAATATGATTACACAGTTGCAGAAGCTCAAACTAGAGATATAGATGGTATTATAATAAAATTAAATACTACGTATCAACAAGAATTAAAGGATGAAGTAGAAGCTCAAAACTTCTTTTTAAATTAATGGCTAATAGTTTTATAAATAAAAAAGTAGATTTAACGACAACGGATTTAACTACACTGTATACAGTGCCAACCGCAAAAACATCTGTTATTAAATCATTATTAGTATCAGACGATTCTGGATCAGGGACTACAATAACTATAACTTTAGTTGATGCCAGTAGTAATATATTTAATTTGTTTAAGACAAAAACTATATCAGGCAATGCTACCACCGAACTTTTAACTAACCCTCTTGTAATGGAGGAAAGTGAAGTATTAAAAGTACAAGCTGCTGACGCGAACGAGCTGCACGTCATAGCTTCAATATTAGAAATACAGCCGCGAGAGGTGACAACATAATGATTGAATTAAAACCAGCAAAAGTAGAAACAACATATAGACACAAAGAAACTGGAGAGCTTTTTAAAGAACGAAAAGATTGGGAAATTAAAGGTTATAAAGAAAAAGACATGGCTCAAGATGTAAATGTTATTATGCCAAGTCTTGATTTATTAGGAAAAACAAAATAAGATAGAACGATGGCCATAACTAGAACTCAAATTGCAAAACAATTATTAGCACAAGGTGGACGTATAGGTTACGCTATAGGTGGTCGAGAAGCAGGATATGAAGGTCCAACAGGGTCAACAGGGTCAACAGGAGATAAAGGACAAGATAATAGAGATAGATACATGGGCACAATGGGTAAAACTAGACCAGGTAGAAACCCAATGGCACAGTTTGGAGGTGATAAACCACCACCAGCATATGATGATTTTGAAGAAACAAGTAAAAGAAATTTTAATTTTATGAGACAAGCTCGTAAAAAAGCCAACCCTTTGGGATTTCTTACAGAAATTCCAGGATTTACTGGAGGACTTTTTAGATCATTAACACCAAATCCTTTTGGTTTTACAACTACAGCACCACAAAATGTTACTGGAGGAGAAGGAGATGGACCTGTTCCATATTGGGCACAACTAGGTTACAGTAGTGAGGCAGAGTATTTAGCTGCTCAAGCATTAGGCACCACGGAACAAGAATCAGAAGAACCTTTTGAGATGTCAAGAAGATTTAGAGCTGAAGGTGGTATTATGAATACTGATGTTGTAGGTGGTGAAATGGATTTTGAATCTGCAAGACAGATGTATGGTTTAGGTAAACTTGTTAAGAAAGTTACAAAAACAGTTAAAAAGATTGCAAAATCAGATATAGGTAAAGCTGCATTGTTATATGCAGGTGGTAGTTATTTATCTGGTATGGGAGCATTTGGTAATTTAAAAGGAGCAGGTCTTTTTAAACCACAAGCATTAGGAATAAAAAATTTTTTTATGGGTAAACCATTAGGTTTTAAAGACTTAGATAAAGTAGCTAGAGGACCAGGATTTTTAGATAAAATAGGCGGTAAAGTAGGAGTAGGTATATTAGGAGCGTCAGCGTTAGCAGGTGCTTTAACACCAGAACAAGAAGAAGAAGCACAATTAATTTCAGATGAAACAGGTTTTAGCATAGAAGAAGCTAGAAACTCTATACTAGCAAGAGCAAGAGATGATTATAAAATGGATTTTAGAGCAAGAGGTTTTAGAGCTGAAGGTGGACCTGCAGAAGGTGAAGAACCAGTAGCTAAGAAAACAATGCCACTATTAGATATGGATGGACAAGAGATGGATTTAAGAGCTGAAGGTGGATTTGTTCCAATAGGACGTATGGAAAAAGCAGATGATGTACCTGCAAGATTATCAAAAAATGAGTTTGTATTTACAGCTGATGCTGTAAGAAATGCAGGTGAAGGAGATGTGGACAAAGGTGCAGAAGTTATGTATAACATGATGAAGAACCTCGAATCCGGAGGTGACGTATCAGAAGAATCGCAAGGATTAGATGGCGCTAGAGACATGTTTAAAACATCACAAAGACTAGAGGAAGTATTATAATGGCTGTTCAACAATCACAAGTTTTACC